TGAGGCTTTGCGTCCAATTCGTGGAGAATCAGGCGATGAATCATTCGTCAAAAAAGCCCCTACGCCAGGAAAGAAGGTGCCGGCATGAAATCCCTAGACCACTTCACCGTCGAATATTTGCTATCCCACACCATAGAGGAGGGCGAATGCCTGATTTGGACTGGCAGCGCCCAATTGGGAAGATATCCCCAAATTCGCATCGGTGGTGCTGCAGACGGCAAGACCGTACCTGTGCGAAGGGTGATCTACGAACTAGTACACGGTGAGCTGATGCCAGAGAAGCAGGTTGGTGTGCGATGCAAAACCATGCTCTGTGTGCATCCCGATTGCCTGGTGCAGCGTACAAAATCGCAGGCGCACAAGGGCCTGAAGCTGCGCCCCGAACATATCCTTAGCATCATCGCCGGAAAGCGGGCAAAAGCCAAGTTAAACATGGAAACCGTGCGCGAGATTCGGGCCAGCGACGAGCCTGGGCATGTGCTGGACGCGCGCCACGGTCTGAGCGATGGGTATGCATCCAGAATCCGCACAAACCGCGTGTGGAAGGATCACGCTAATCCGTTTTCGGGGCTATGGGGCCGGGTATGAAGCAACAGGACTTGTTTTTTGACTCTGCCGTTAAGGTTCTTGTGCCTGTATCTGGCGGGAAAGATAGCCAGTCCTGTCTAAAACTCGCCTTGGAGAACTATCCAGCAAGCGAAGTGCGCGGCTTATTTTGTGACACAAAATTTGAGCATCCGTTGACCTATCAGCATATCGAAGACATGAAAAAGCGTTACGGCGTTCGGATTGACACTGTTAACGCGGGCACTGTCGAGGAAAAAATATTCAAGTACGAAAGATTCCCTAGTGATCAAGCGCGGTTTTGCACTGAGGAATTAAAGATTTGGCCGACCAAGCGTTATTGCAAAGCACTTGCCGAGGAGCAGGGTTCGCGCATCCAGAGCAAAAAGAGAGGCATTCAAGCATCCGTGAGTGGTGGTTTTGAAGTCTGGTATGGCATGCGCAGCGATGAAAGCCCACAGCGCACGAAGCGCTACGCCGGGAAAGTCGGAGAGGATGTATATCCGCCGCACGAAGTTCTAGGAAAGTATCCAAAGTATTTGCAGAAACTTGGGGTGAGCTTTCGCCTAGCGGTCATCGAATGGAGCGAATCCGATGTATTTGACTATCTAGCAGGCGAGGAGCATCCGCTTTACAAGATAAAGCTCCCGAACGGGAAGCGTAAATTCGGCCGAATTGGTTGCTTCCCATGCCAGGCAGCTGGGGACAAGGCCAAGGAGACAGCATACCAACATGACGAATTCGGCGCGGCTCAATTGACAAAAATCACATTCATCAGCGCGAAGATTGGCCGCAGTCAGTGGAATTCAAAGGGCGGGAAGGAGCGCAATGAAGGTTGCGCATTGTGTTCAATATGAAGGCCGCCGCATGACCTGCCCAGCCTGCACCAGCTACGCCAGCAACCCAACCAGCGGCGCTTACCGGGCTGGCTGCAATGAATGTGCAACCCGCTCGATTGCGCGTAGTCCGGCGTTCTTTGAATCGCAGCAGCAGGGCGCGATCACAAAGCAATACAGGGCGGCGCTGGAAAGAGCGTTTAGCGGCGACTGGAAACGGGGCCATGAGGTTGTGAAGGCGCTGGTTGGAAAAGTCACAAATAAATCCGACGAGCGGCGCTTAAACACTTGCGTAGATTGAAATATGGTGTACTATATAGACATATCAGCAAGGAGCATCACATGAATACGATCAGCCCAAGCCGCAAGGCCATTGCGGCAGGCAAGAATGACAACCCGCTCGCCGGCCAGTTCGACATTTGGGGCAATCACGACCGCAAACTGACCGCCAAGCCCGCGATCAGCACGTTCGCCGCTGACGACGCCGGCCCCTATGGCTACCCGCTCCACATGCAGCGCGTCACCGCCGTCAGCGCCCGCGCCGCCATGGCCGCCTACCGCTCCGAAAACAAGAAAGCAGCAGCATGAACGCCGACCGCCGAAAGTTTTACTACCGCGTCACGCTGGAATTCGCGAACAGCCCCGCGCAGGATGACATCGCACTCAAGAGCGAGAGCGCCGACGATGCCCGGTTGTATGCGAAATACAAGACCGACGAATGGGCCAGGCCGCCTATCCGCATTTCTGTGAGGCGCATCAGCAAGGCCGTCGCGGAAGACATCATCGAATCCAACGGCATCGACTGGGCATCATGAAAGTCTTGAAAGTATCAAAGGAGGTATGCGACGAATTCGTAATGAAGAAGCATTACAGCCGTCGCGCTTCTATATTTTGGGCTGGTTTTGGTTTGATAGAGCAAGGAAAGGTTGTAGGTGTCTGCGTCTATGGTCAGCCATCGCCACCAATTCAAAAGCACGCATTCAAGGATAGAGATTTTCGGCTTTACGAGTTGGCTCGGCTTGTGGTGCAGTCAAAGACAAAGAACGCGGCGAGCTTTTTGGTTGGCGGTAGTTTGCGGCTTTTAGAGCCTAAGCCGTGTGCAGTCGTGAGTTATGCGGACATGGAGCAAAGCCATTGCGGGATCATCTATCAGGCGACGAACTGGATTTATACGGGCGCGACCAAAAGCCACGACAAGGCCTATATGGTTGATGGCAGGCGGACGCACCCCATGACATTGCGTGACAAGGGAATAACCGATCCTGTCCGGTGGGCCAAAGAAAATGGAATTGAAATGGTTCCGCCCATGGAAAAGCATCGATATTTTCAATTCGTCGGCGGTAGACAAGACAAGCAAAAAATGCAGGATAAATTAGCTTACCCAATCATTGCGACGTATCCAAAATGCGATCAGCGCAGATATGACGACGGGGCCGATCTTGATGTCAATGAATTGGCTGACAAAAAGACAATGGAGCTTTTTTAATGAGAGGCGGAGTAAGACCCGGAACAGGCCCGAAGCCAAGCGAACACAATCTAAGGGTGACGATGCGGCTGAATGAAAAGCAGCGCGCCAAATGGCTTGAAATGGGAGGCTCGCGCTGGATAAGGCGAATCCTTAATGAAATGTTGGCTAAAAAATCCAAGCTGGATAAGCGGACGAAGGGAATGACATGACCAACGACCAAAAGCAGCAAATCCGCGAAGACGCAGAGCGTGCGGCCCGGTCCGGCAAGACGCCGAACGAGGCTTGCAACCATCCGTTTTCGTCTGAGCAGGGGCGGTATTGGGTGGAGTGCTATTGGTTGGTTGGGTGTGAAATTTTCCCGATGGACGCCATGCCGCGATTGGATGACGGCTGGGAAGGATCGGAAAGGCGGGCAGGATGAGCAAATACAAGGCCAAGAAAGCTATTGTGGACGGCATCACATTCGCCAGTCAGGCAGAGGCCAAGCGGTACATAGATTTGAAGATGCTAGAGAAGGCTGGCTATATCAAAGACTTGATATTGCAGCCATCCTATATCTTGGCCCCATCTGTTGTGCTGAATGGCCGAAAAAAGCCAGCACTGAAATATATCGCAGATTTCGCATACACCGACGACAAGGGGCTGAATTACACGGTGGAAGACGTCAAAGGAATGATGACCCCGCTATTTCGGGTCAAGCAGCATCTCATGAAGTCTGTTCATGAAATTGATGTACTGGTGGTTAAATGAAAAGCAATACAGCCATCCTCCTAATCCTGCGCGATCACCTAATCCCGCATCGCGTGGAAAACGGCATCGTCGAGGTGCAGTGCAAGGACTGCGTGCATGGCGACAAGGAAGCGCCGGGCTGGATCAAGGTGCCGGACATTGTTAGCGCCATGTGGGTTGCGGGGAAGTTGGAATCGTGAGCGACAAACTCGCCATAGCCTGCTATGAGCCCGTCCAGGCGCACAAGGCCATGACGGCGCAGCTCTGGCCCCTGTTGAAGTCTCATTTGATGGCTGGGCGGCGCATGGTGCTGGAGCTTAGGCCCGAGAAGCGCAGCGACGCCGAAAACCGCATGCTGCACGCCATGTTGGGCTACATCAGTAAAAACATTGAGTGGGCGGGCAAGAAGCGCAGCATTGACGTGTGGAAGCGCCTTCTGACCGCCGCATGGTGCCGGGCCACAAACGAGCATGTCGAAATCCTGCCAGCCGTAGACGGGCATGGGGTCGATATCGTTTTCCGCCGCACCAGTGAGCTATCGCGGGCCGAATGCGCCGAGCTGATCACGTTCATTTATGCGTGGGGCGTGCAGAACGATATCCCGATACCCGCGCATCCGTCAGAGATTGGATATGACGAATCCCTATACACATCCCAAAAACATGTATAGAAAACACTGAAAGGTAAACATGAACATCGCAACCGAACTCGCAAAATTCACGGCCCACGCCAAAAAATGCAGGATGAACACGTCCGGCGATAAAGGACGCTGGTTTAACTCAAAAACAGCCCGCGCCTGGACTGCTTGGCTGACGAAGGCGCGGGGCTGATTTAGATGCCGCGCGCCCCGGCTTAGGGCGAACAAAAGGAGAAGAAGATGACAACGACAGTAAAAGTAATGGCGCACTGCGCTCCAAATAAACAAGTTCGCATCGTCCGAGAGCAGCTCATTGGAGCCGCCGAGCCAGTGGAGACGGTGATTCAAGACGGCGAAAGTAATGAGCAGATCGTTTATGACGACTGGAGTCTCATGGTTCATGAGGAAGTGAAGCCAGAACAAACAAGTTGATTAATACGGGGCGGCAAAAGCGGTTGCATTGTATTGGCCGGGGTTTTCGTTACCTCGTCAGCATAAAACAAGCCAATGAACAGCGTTTCCTTTGAATTGCTAATTCACGCCGCCCCACCAAATAAGGATAGACCATGTTGCGCAGCCGCCCATTCAAGCCAGCCAAGCCCGAGCGCAAGGCATTGCCATTCCCAAGTCCGGTTAAAGGCGGCATAGCTGCGCAAGTCGGGGATGTGGTGGCGGGTAGGCCGAAAGAGAATCCGTTGCGCTCGGAGCCCTACAGGCGGCTTGTGGCGATGCTGCCCTGTGCGAAGTGCGATATTGCCGAGTTTTCGCAGGCCGCGCACCCTCCGCCAACCGGGAAAGGCATCAAGGAGGATGACCGGCGCTGCTTTCCCTTATGCTGCACGCGGCCCGGAACGCCAGGATGCCATTGGCTCTATGACAATTACAAGCTGATGCCCAAGGCTGAAATGCGGTTGTTTGCCTATCTTTGCGCCAGCGATACGCGGGAAACCATAGACGGCAATGGAATGTGGCCGGATAACCTGCCGCGATGGGAGGGCGCATGGGCAGACCAGTAGGCAAACGCATCCTTCAGTGCCGCGACTTTATCGAGCGCATAGGCCCCAGCACCGCCGCGCAAGTCCACCAGCACATCCAGGAAATCGACATCGAGAATGTGCATAAGTATTGCAGCCGCGCAGTCGGTTTGCGCCTGCTAAGCGTTGATAGATCAGGCCGCCCGAAGATTTTCCGGGTTGTGGATAAGTCTGTGGCCAACGTGGAGCCGGGGCCAGAACCTGAACCCGTGCCGGAAATAATGCCGGAACCGCATTATCTGCACGGAATCTGGCGGTAAATAATAGTTGGACTATGCGCCTCCGATTTAATATAAGATAATAGAGACAATCGCAGTTGTCTTTGCCCGCTCTGCGCGGGTTTTTTATTTGGAGCCGCTATATGGACATGAGTAAATTGCAGCAACTGGCCGCCATGCTCAGAGCCACACCGCCAAGCCAACCCCAAGGAATGCCGCCACAAGCTGCGCAACCCATGTTAGGTAGTGGCATGGCCCAGCAGGCAGCGCAAGGCATGCAAAGCCAGCCATATAGGCTCCATGTACAGGAAGCGCAAGCACTAGGCCAACAGCCCATGACGCCAGAGCAATTCATGGCGCAACAAAGGCAATAACATGCCATGGTCTCCGGCTCAGCATCGCTTATTTGAGGCTGCGGCGCATAACCCGGATATTGCCAGGCGAACGGGTATCCCCCAGGACAAGGCCCAAAAGATGGCCTCTGAGGGCATTAAAGACAAGCCGCAGAAACTCGCAGCACTTCTAAAAGCCCCGAACAAGAAATAAAACCATGGGATTCCAGCATGTTAAACCCTTCAACAGTACTGATAGAGAACACTAGCGACCCCAGCACATCAACCGCGGTATCGTTAACTAACCCGCTGCCAATCCTGACGCGGGATTTCTTGATAAACGTAGGATTTGGGCTGGCATCAGGATATCGGCGGGTGGCGGCACTAGGCAGTAATACTGATGTAGATACCGGAACGGTTCCCGAGGATATTTGGCCGGGTGGCGGCGTATATCCTTGGATGACCGCAGCCACAGCCCTGCAAATCAGGTCAACAAGCGCGCAAGACGCCCCGGGTGGTACTGGCATAGCATCAGTCAGTATTTCATTTTTGGATGCTACATACGCAGAAGAGGCCGCGGTAGTGACCACCTTGAATGGGGTAACCGCTGTACCTATTACCGGAACCCATTTCCGTATCAATGCCGCCCGCCCAGCCTCCAAAGGATCAGGCGCAGCAGCATTTGGTGTGAGCAATGTTGGGGACATTATTATTGAGGATGTGGCAGGCCAAAATACCATCAGGGCGGTCATGCCAGCAAACGCCGGGAATCTACGCCAATCAGTGTTTACGGTACCACTAGGGAATACCCTACAGGTAGTAAGCCAGGCATGGGGCTTTAACAGCGTGGCCGGTGGAAATCGCTTCGCCCAGTTCTCGATCTACATCCAAGGCGCAAACGGTATCTATGTAGCCCCGCTGGCTGTAGCTGTGGGCGATGAGCCGCCATATACCCAGCCAGGACTACCCGGCATCGTTTTGGCCGAAAAGACAGATTTCGCCTACAGATGCACCGGGGTCAGCAATGACAACACCAGTTTGTTTGCCGCATGGCTTGGCGTTATGCGGTTGAATACAGCAACAAGTTAGTAATTACTCACATAGGAGGCAATATGGACTACTCCCCATTGTCTACAGTAGGCGAATCTAGAGGGCGCTATGGCAAAGGGCGCTAAAACGGGCGGCAGGGTAGCAGGAACACCCAACAAGGCTACAAAAGAGTTCCGGAATACCGTGAGTGCTCTATTGGACAAAAACGCCTCTAACGTGGCTTTATGGCTTGAGCAAGTCGCAAACGGTATTCCTGAAAGCGAAGGCGTCAAAGGCGTCGCGCCCGCCCCTGAGAAAGCGCTGGACCTTCTGGCTAAGCTGGCTGAATACGCCGCCCCTAAACTCGCCCGCACCGAACACACCGGCAAGGATGGCGAGGCCATGAAGCACGAATTTACGTGGCTCGGATCGTAATCAACTATTCGCCGCGGGAGGCATTCAGGCCACTGCATCGGCGCAAGGTGCGCTGGGCCTGTGTGGTGGCGCATCGCAGGGCCGGGAAAACAGTAGCCTGCGTCAATGAGCTTATCAAGGCCGCACTGACAGATGCCCGTTCTGGGCAGCTCTACGCTTATGTAGCCCCTTTCTATGCCCAGGCTAAGGGGGTTGCATGGGATTATCTGAAAGAGTTCTCCCGGCCCATTCCCGGCGTAACGACCAATGAGGCCGAACTCAGGATTGATTACCCCAACGGCAATCGAATCCAGCTATTTGGCGCTGATAACGCGGATCGTATGCGGGGCTTGGCGTTTAGCGGCATCGTGGCCGATGAGTTTGGAGACTGGAAGCCCAGCGTTTGGGGTTATGTGATCCGGCCTGCTCTGGCTGACCGTAACGGCTGGGCCATCATTATCGGAACACCCAAAGGCCGCAATCAATTCTGGGTGACATACCAAAACGCCTTGAATGATCCTGAATGGCTGGCATTACGCATTAAGGCCAGTGACAGCGGCATATTGCCCGCCTCTGAAATTAAGGCGCTCCAAAAGGAATTGAACGAGGATGCTTACCGGCAGGAAATGGAATGCGATTTTGAGGCGGCACTGCCCGGAGCATTTTGGGGGAAAGAGTTAAGAGAATTAACTGAAAACGGTAGAATAAGGCCAATTCCGCAAGATAATGCGATAAAAGTACATACTGCGTGGGATTTGGGATATAAAGACGATACTGCGATTTGGTGGTATCAGGTCGCACGCGGCGAGGTTCGGGTAATTGATTTCCATGCATCCAGCGGTGAATCGGTCAAATACTATGCGGATTTGATCAAATCCAAGCCATATAACTATGGAACGCACTGGTTACCGCATGATGCCAAGGCTAAAACCCTGGCGAGCGGCGGTAAATCGATTGTCGAGCAGATGGCCGCGGAGTTGGGAGAGTGGAAAGGGCTGGCGATTGTGCCTGACCTGAGCGTGCAGGATGGTATTCAGGCGGCTAGAGCGATGTTGCCAAGAGTATGGTTCGACCCCATTACAGAGCCCGGAATTGAGGCGCTCAGGCAATATCAGCGTGAGTATGACGAGGACAAGAAGGCATTCAGGGATCGCCCGCGACATGACTGGACAAGCCATCCGGCTGACGCTTTCAGGATGATGGCGATTGCCTGGCGGGAAGAGGTTAATAACGATCCGAGGCTGGAGCCGATACGGGGAATCGTAGTGGGACAACAGACGGTTTCTTTGAATGAAATGTGGGAATCAGTCCCCAAACAATCAGGAAGAATCTGACATGGCAGTAACAGAAGCATCAAGTGGTTCGCCGATTAATCTAACGTCTAGCGGCGCTATTTCGCTGAATCCGGGAACGCTGATTGGCTTTTATGTCAATTCCACCAGCTCCGGCACGATTGTGATCCGTGATGGCGGCTCAGGCGGGACGGCCATCAGCGGCACGATTACCCCGGTCATTGGATGGCATGCTTTCCCTGCTTCATTGGCGACCGCTTGTTATGCCACGATTGGCGGAACGCTTAACGTCACCTTCTTCTATCAATAATGGCCGAAGAAAAGAAAACTGACGTCCAGCCGTGGATTAACCACATCGCGGCCTATGAGCGCGAATATAAAAAGTGGGAGAACCGCGCCGATAAAATCATCAAGCGCTACCGCGATGAAAGCCGCGTCAAGTCGGACGCGCTGACCAAGTTCAATATCCTTTGGTCCAATGTGCAGACGCTGATACCGGCGACTTATGCGCGTTTGCCGCAACCTGACGTATCCAGGCGCTTCAAGGACAACGATCCAGTAGGACGCGTGGCCTCCCTGATTATCGAGCGCGCCCTTGATTTCGAGATTCAGAACTACCCGGATTACCGATCATCGCTGAAAGCCTGCGTTCAGGACAGGTTTCTTGGTGGCCGTGGGACCGCATGGGCGCGCTATGAGCCGCATATCAAGGCCGTGCAGCTGGGTTTGCCAGAGGATGGAGCGCAGGTCACGGAGGACATTGACGAGCCTGAAGAGGAGCTTGATTACGAGTGCGCCCCTGTGGATTATGTCCATTGGCGTGACTTTGGGCATACCGTCGCCCGGACATGGGAAGAAGTAACCGGCGTCTGGCGCAGGGTCTATCTGACCCGCGAGGCCTGTATCGAGCGCTTCGGCGAGGAACTCGGCAGCAAAATCCCGCTCGATTCACGCCCGGAGGACATGAAAAAGGGTGACACGCAGGCCAGCGAACAATATGCCCGCGCCCTGATCTATGAGATTTGGTGCATTGAAGACAAGAAGGCGCGCTGGCTGTCCAAGTCACTCGGACAGTTTGTCGACGAAAAGGACGATCCGCTAGAGGTGGAAGGGTTCTGGCCCTGCCCGCGGCCCCTCTATGCCACGCTGACCAATGATTCCTTGGTCCCCGTCCCTGACTTTGCGCTGTATCAGGATCAAGCGAATGAGCTGGATACGCTGGCCGAACGGATCAATGGGCTGATCAACGCCCTGAAGGTGCGCGGGGTCTATAACGCTGAGTTTACGGAACTGGCGCGGCTGTTCACCGAAGGCGAAAACAACACGCTGATCCCTATCAAGAACTTCGCCGCCTTTGCTGAAAAGCAGGGCCTGAAGGGCGCGATTGATCTGGTGGACTTGGTTCCCATTGCCCAAGCGCTGACGACAGCCTATCAGGCCATGGAGCAGGTCAAGCAGCAGATTTACGATATCACCGGCTTGGCAGACATCGTGCGCGGCCAGTCTGTGGCCTCTGAGACCGCAACAGCCCAGCAGATCAAGGGGCAATATGCCTCCATGCGGCTGAACAGCATGAAACATGACGTGGCCCAGTTCGCTACCGAAGTGCTTCAGCTCAAGGCGCAGATCATGTGCGGAAAGTTTGATGCGGATACCCTGACGAAAATCAGCGCCGCGGATCAGCTCAGTGAGCAAGATAAGCTAATGGTGCCGCAAGCCCTGGAGATGCTGAAAAGCAATCCCATGCGCTCCTTCCGCATCGAGATTGCCGCTGATTCCTTGGTTCAAATGGACGAATCGCAGGAAAAACAGGACCGCATGGAAATGCTTGGCGCGGTGGGTCAATATCTGGAAAAAGCACTACCCATTATCCAGGGATCGCCCGAAGCTGCCCCGATGATTATCGAGCTGATGAAGTTCGGTGTGACTGCCTTCAAGGTGGGTAAGGGCGTCGAAGGGATGATTGATGAGACCTTGGACAAGATCAAGGCCAGTATCCAGCAGAAACAGGGTCAGCCTCCACAGCCAAGCCCTGAGCAATTGAAGATTCAGGCTCAACAGCAGGACGCCGAAAAACAACGGCAGTTTGATGCCCAATTTGCCAAAGACTCAGCACAAGTCGAAATTGGCATGAAACAGGCCCAGCTTCAGTTTGAGGGCCAAATGGAGCAACAGCGCCTGGCGACTGAAGAGAGAATTGCGCAAATGCAGACGCTGCTTGATCAGCGGTTTGAGCGATGGAAGGCCGAACTAGAGGCGGCAACCAAGATTGAAGTAGCCAATATCGGCGCAAAGGTCAAATTGATCGATAACGCAACGATGGCGGCATCCGATGAAATAGAGCGGGAAGTCCGTCCTTGATTTTTCAACCGCAAGCCATGCTTGCATTTTTAGGAGTTATCACATGGCTTATGCATCAGAACTAGTTGGCGTCGGCATGTCGCCCGGGACCGCAAGCGGTGTCGGCGGCACTTATGGCGCTGTTGTGGCTGCGGGCTCTACCCAGGCCAATGCAACCCCGGTTACCGCCTCCATGGCAATGATTACCGCTGCTGACGGCACCAAGGGTGTGGTGCTTGTCGGACAGCCCGGCGATGAGGTGTGGGCCTTCAATAACAGCGGCTCGACGCTGAAGGTGTATCCACCAGTCGGCGCGGCTATTGCTGTGGTGGGCACTGGCGTAGGTACGGTTAATGCGGCATTTTCGCAGCTGACCTACAAAACCACGATTTACAAATGCCTGACCAGCACCCAATGGCTGGCTAATACCAGTGCGTAAACGGTGGATTTATAAGGCTGACGGGCGGGTAATCGAGGTTGGAGATAACCACGAGTTGCCCGCGCGAGAATCTCCGATGATAATGGGGGATATTCAGCCTTATCAATCAATGGTGACCGGCGAAATAATTAATAGCCGGTCATCGCACCGCGAGCATTTAAAGTCGCATAATCTGGTGGAAATTGGAAATGAGACCAAATATCTCCAGCCAAAGGCCAAAGAGTTACCTCCGGGCCTGAAACAGCGAATTATTGATATTGCAAACGCTAAACTACGCTGACTACTCAGCGGGAAAGTATTGAAATGGCAGACCTCCGCGAAGCATTGACGACCGCCCTGAATGCGCAGGAAGAAGTTCAAACAGAACAGACTCCGGTTATTCAGGATACGCCTGTTGAAACCACAGAGCAGCGGGAAGCACGTCAACGCGACGAATCGGGCCGTTTCAAGGCAAAGGATGATGCGGTTGATGTGACGGCCAAGGCAATCGATGCCCCGGCCCCGCGGAAAGCGCCGTCGAGCTGGAAAAAGGATTATTGGGAGGCTTATGAAAAGCTGGACCCAAAACTCGCGGAGTATATCGATACCCGTGAGCAGCAATTTGCCAGCGGGGTAAGTACCTATAAGCAGGAAGCAGAGCGGGCCAAGGAGATATTCGAGGCAATCGCCCCCTTCCAGCAGGATTTGCAGCAGCATGGTGTTGCGCCAACCCAGTGGATCAGGAATCTCGGGCTGGCCCATCAGACATTGGTAAGGGGTTCGCCAGAACAGAAGTTGCAGGCTTTTCAAAAGCTGGCACATGATTATGGCGTACCCCTGCAAAGCGTTATCACCGGGCAGATGGACCCGATGATGCAGTATCTGTCTCCATTACAGGAGCAGGTTCGTCAGTTGGAGGGGAAACTCACCGGCTGGCAGGAAACGCGGCAGAAGGAAGAACAAACGGTGATTCAGTCGGAGATAGAACAATTTTCGACGCAACATGAGCATTTCGACGCGGTTAAGGAAACGATGGCTGGACTACTCCAGGCAGGGTTGGCCCAAGACCTAAAAAGCGCCTATGACAAGGCCATTCGCATGAACGATGACCTGTGGACTTCTGCACAACAGCAGAAAACCGCGGACGCCGAAAGGCAGCATCGTGAGAGTGCGAAAGCCAAAGTCAATCAGGCGCGAGCTAATACTGTTTCTCCCCGGTCGGCTACACCGATTGGCGCGATGAGCAGCAGCGGCAAAAAGGACTTGCGCAGTCAGCTAGAGGAAGCGGTAGACGCGACCTTGGGCGGCGCAAGGGTTTAATTCTGTTTTAAAGGAATAGTCATGGCATTCGCAAACTCAGCCGTGACGGATATCATCGCAACGACCATCCAGAGTCGTTCCGGTGAGCTTGCCGACAACGTTACAAACAACAACGCGCTTCTGCGCCGTTTGAAAACGAAAGGCAACGTCCGTCCATTCTCCGGTGGTAACGTGATCCTGGAAGAGATCATGTATAACGATGCGACGACCGCGAACGTGAACTCGTACAGCGGTTTCGAGCAGCTCAACATCAGCCCCAATAGCCCCATCAGCGCGGCCCAGTTCAGCATTACCCAATATGCTGGCGCGGTCACGATTTCGGGCCTGGAGATGCTGCAAAACAGCGGCAAAGAGCAGATCATCGATCTGCTTGAAGGCCGCATCAAGATCGCCGAATCGCAGTTAATGAACCGGGTTAGCAATGACCTGTATCTCGACGGCACCGGCAATGCGGGCAAGAACCTGACCGGCCTGAAGGCTGCTGTGGCGGACTCTCCGGCCAGCGGTACCTATGGCGGCATTGATCGCGGCACGTTCACCTTCTGGCGTAACAAATCGTATTCTGGTGTGACCAATGGCGGCGCCGCTGTCTCATCGGCCAATATCCAGCAGTACATGACTGCACTTGCTATTCAGCTGGTGCGCGGCACGGACAAGGCGGATCTGATTGTGGCGGACAACACGTATTTTCAATACTACGTGAACTCCCTGCAAGCAATCCAGCGCGTCCAGTCCGATGGCGGCGGCGAGGCGGGTGCGGGCTTTGCGTCGCTCAAGTTCTACGGTGGCGGCCAAACCGCTGACGTGGTGCTGGACGGCGGTCTGTACAGTGGTGGCGATTCGGTGAATACGACCTGGAGCGGTGCAAGCTCGGCTCATATGTATTTCCTGAATACGAACTACATTTTCTTCCGTCCCCACAAGGATCGGAATTTCGTGCCAATCGGCGGTGAACGCCAGGCGGTCAACCAAGATGCCATCGTTAAATTGATCGGCTGGGCGGGTAATCTTACTTGCTCAGGTGCCCAGTTCAACGGCGTGTTAGTCGCGTGATGGCATAAGGAGAAAACAACATGGCATTCTCAATCATTGACCCACAAGCGGGTTTTCTGCCTATCGCCAGTATCGATTCTGGTGTGACCACGGCGGGCGGCACGGTTATTCCTACGCCTCCGCTGCAAGTTGGCCAGATCGTGAAAGCGGTTGATCCGACGTTCGGCATCGGCGAGTTTATCCTCCTGCCCGGCGTGACCTCCTGCGCCGTTGGTTCCGTTGTCACTTACAACACGGTGTCGTTCACCACGACCCTTAGTGCTGTCGGCGGCAACATTCCGCAACCCATCGCCATCGCCATGGCGGCAAACACCAGCTCCTCGACATGGTCTTGGTATCAGGTGAGCGGCGTTGCTGTCGTGAAGAAGCAATGTACCGTGTCGCTGGCTGCTGGTGCCGCTGTCGGCGTGCTGTCTACCGGACTCATCGCCGGTACCGGCTCCGGCAAGGAGATCGACGGCGCTGTCGTGGCGGCGGTAGCTTCGGCTACGGCTGGCCGCACCTCGGTTCGTGTGATGCTGCAAAGGCCTACAAAGCAGGGACGCGTCACATAAGATCAAGTGACGTGATCTTGAGATTGCGTTATGATTGTCTCTTTAAAAGGAGAAACGTCATGGCGCAATTTCTAGACTTAACTGGTAAGAAGTTCGGAAGATGGACGGTTATTAATCACGAGGGCAAACGCTATGCAGAGCAGTTTTGGCTTTGTCGATGTGATTGCGGAACGGAACGCGTTGTAATCGGCGGCACTTTGAAAAAAGGCGTTAGTAAATCCTGCGGATGTCTGGCTCTTGAGTCGATGACAAAGCATGGAATGGAAGGCACGAGAATTTACAATACATGGGCGCAAATGCTGGGACGTTGCAATAATCCAAATGCAACCAGTTTTAAGCGTTATGGGGCCAAAGGGATTAAGGTTTGCGATGCATGGCATGATTTCCGCGTGTTTTATGCAGATATGGGCGATATTCCAGAAGGCCGCACACTTGATCGCATCGATAATGACAAAGGATATTCAAAAGAAAATTGCCGCTGGGCTGACCCCAAGACCCAAAGCAGGAACAGAATAAATACAGTCATGGCCGAATGGAATGGGAAACTAATGCCGGTTGCCGAAATTGCTGAAATTAATGGTATTGGGCGCAGATTTTTACATGCTCGATTGAAGCGAGGCATTCCCATTGATGTGGCAATATCGAAACAAAAAATCAGGCGCTGGGACGCGACTAACGGCGAAGTTAAGTAGAAAGACTTATGCAATTACCTTATTCCAATCTCAGCCTCTCGCACCAGAACCCGGGAGCGGATCAGCCCTTGGTATTGCCTATCCAGGTGATTTGCAATACCTCGGATGAGGCGCTGTTTTCGAACATCGAAATCAACTCACGCCGTCCGGGCAAGTGGGTAGACGGACAAGAGGCTCATGACGGCATCGCTGTGCTGTGCGGCTCTGGCCCTTCCCTGGCTGACAATTTGGACAATATTCGCATTTGGCGCGAGGCTGGCGCGAAGATTTTCGCCATGAATGGGGCCGCGAAGTTCCTCGATGACAACGGCATTCTGGCTGATTACCAAGTCATCATCGACGCCCGCGAAGAGACCGCGCAGCTGGTTGGCCCTGCCAAGGAGCATCTGTTCGGCTCTCAGGTGCACCCCGTATGTTGGGACAAGGCTCCGAATGCCCGCGTCTGGCACTTGCAGATTGCCGAGATTGAGGACCATTTCCCCGAATATGAGGACAGTTACTGTCTGATTGGTGGAGCTGCTTCTGTCGGGAACACGGCGACCTGTCTGGCCTATGCGCTGGGCTATCGCCAACTGGAAATCTATGGCTACGATTCCAGCCACCGCAATGGGAAAGGGCACGCCTTTGCCCAGCCCATGAACGATGGTGATCCTAGCTGCTGGGTGAAGTTCGGCGGCAAGGATTACCTGACGAGCCTGACGATGAAACTTCAGGCCGAAAAGTTTCAGGATACGGCCCGGGAGTTGATATTTCTCGGCTGCCAGGTGCATGTGCATGGCTCTGGCCTGTTGCCCGAAATGTTCAATGCCCCCAAGCTGAGCGAAGAGGAAAAATACCGCTTGATGTGGGATCACCCCGAATACCGCATCATGTCGCCCGGGGAAAACGTCGCCAGCACCTTTGTGCAGCTGTGCCGCCCTACAGGGAAGGTGATCGATTTCGGTTGCGGTACGGGCCGCGGCAGTCTCGCCATCCGCAGGGAGTCGGAATGTGAGCTGTTGCTGGTCGATTTCACGACAAACAGCCGTGATCCGGCTGCGCAAGACTTGCCATTCCTGCAGGCCGATATCTCCACGCCCATGGACATCAAGGGCGACTATGGGTTTTGCACCGATGTCATGGAGCATATCCCGCCTGAGCTGGTGGAAAAGACCATCCGCAACATCATGGCGGTGACGCCTTGCGCCTTTTTCCAGATCAGCCTGGTTCCCGATAACCTCGGCGGCCTGATTGGTCATCCCCTGCACTTGTCGGTTCACCCTTTTCAGTGGTGGGTCGATTTGTTCGCCCGTCTGGGTTTCTGTGTCCTCTGGCACAGAGATTTAGACGATTCCGCCCTGTTCTACATCTCAACTACTTGAGAAAGAAAAATCATGCTTGCTTCCGACCTGAATAACACCGAATTTGCCGGTGCCCGCAACCCCAATGACCTGCTGCATGTCGAGTTTTACGACCATGCGGCCCTGGATGACTGGAAAACCCGAGAAACCGGCATCAAGAGCTACAAGGCTGAATGCCCATTCATCCGAATTGCGATCCCCGGCAATCCGAATCTGACCGTGGAACGCCCAGCCGATGGCCGCGACATGCAGGAATATCCGCGCCAATGGCTGGTTTTCCAGATGCAGACCGGCAAGATCGCCAATGCAGAAAACGTGCCAGGCTGGCAGCTGGAAGCATGGGATGAGGTCACGCCAGAACAGGCGCGGCAACTGAAGTTTCTGCGCTTTTACACCGTTGAGCAGATCGCCGGAGCCAATGATGCCCAGATTCAGGGCATCGGCATGGGCGGCGAAGGTTTGCGCCAAAAGGCCAAACGCGCCTTGGCAGAGCGCAATGGGGCCGCTGTGAGCGAAGAAGTGAAGGCCCGGGATGCGAAGATTGCAGCGCTGGAGGCCAAGCTCGAAAAGCTGATCACTCTGATTGAAACCGCGCCAGATGCCACTGATGAACATACTCCGGCCAAGCGTGGCCGTCCAGCCAAACAACCAGAGACCATGTAATGACCACAATGCTGCAAATCATCCAGCGCGCCACCGGGGAAATGGGGCTCAATGTCCCGTCTTCAGTCGCAGGCAACCAAACGCAGGATGTGGTGCAGCAGCTGGCGCTCTTGAATGCGGTAGGCAATGAGCTGGCGCGGGAATATCAGTGGCAAGCGCTGAGCAAGTCATACCTGTTCAC